GTATGCAATAAAGTCTGTTGAGGCATTTGTGCCTGAGTTGGTATTCTTAAATGCAATCTGTGCATAATCATTACTATCTATCTGAGCGATGATTACTGGATTTGTTAATCCTGCTGCCGTATTAAATGTATCTGCATTTGGACCAACGTAAAGAATTGAATTGATATCGGCGGTCTCAAAAACGCCAGTTGTTGTCTCAGCATTTGCAAGGGCTTCAATAGCCTTGGCTACATAGACAAGATCCTTTGCGGTATATAAAGATGCGGCAATAGATGAAGCTATCTCCGTTTTAACTAAACCAATTTCTGTTGCAAGTGTCATTTTAACTCCTCAAAGAATTATAGCATTAAATAGGTTTAAACACCTATGTTAAGCTGCAGGTCTTCTACGTCCCCTTGAACCGCTTCTACGGTTGTTTCTAGGGTGTTTAGGTCTACCTCTAATGCCGCTACTTCTGCGGTGGGATCGAAGGCGATTCTTCTATTACTTAGATATCCTGGCATACTCTTATTATACTATGAATATGATTTACGCTGCCAGAAAAGCTTTCTGTATGCCCCATGCGTTACACGCCTAATTAAGTACAGTTGCCTAGAAGTCCAAGACTCGTTATAAGGCTTCTTCTCTGATTTCCAGTCTTCCCTTTTTATTGGAATAACCTGTGCAATTGGAGTACCTGCTGGTATTACACCCTCAAAGTCAGAGTTTAAAAAGAATGGTAATTCACCAGCTTGAGAATAGTTATCAGAATCCATTATTCCACTTGTTGTAATAAATGGGAGGTCGTGTCTATTTAAAGGATGAGTAACAAGTACACTATAACCTGGAGGAGTTTGTATTCCCCATGATACAACCCAAGCATACATCTCTGGATAATGTCCTGCTGGTCTAGGCAATTCAAAAGCATTGTTTCTTGGCTCAATTAATTTCTCTGCTTCACGCCATCCAAAAAACACTTGCTTGCCTTGTCTTTCAACTATAACGTCGTATGGCAACTCAATAATATAACCAGAAATTAAAGAATCCATAAATGGCATACACAATTTAAAACCTTTATTAATCCCATAATCTTCTTGACGCATTTTGCCGCCAATAAAATTTTGAGATTTTTTATACCACTCAGGAACATACCCCTTGCTCGGAGCAGGGACGTTCAATGAACTAAACGTATACTCCGAGTTTGGGATAAATGATATTTTAGGCAATTGTTCCTACATAAACTAATGTTGCAACTGCGATGATGGGTAGAACCAAAGCCAATATAGCCTTGTAGTACTTGGACAATGATGTTCCAAAGTACGACTGAGAGACTACTAGGCACTTATGTGTTGGTGACAACATATATCCAGCATAGTCAAAAGCAAAGAACAGAGGAAGGGTTTCAATTCCAAATACTCCGACTGACAATGCAACAAAACCAGCAAACTTTCCGCTAGAGCCTAATGCAAAGCTTGCCAAGAATCCGACAAACAAAACTAGGATTAGTAGGTTATCTCTGTGTGCGCCTTCTACCCAAGAATTAATTGCTTCAAAATTAGCCTTAACTACGTTTGCAATAACAATTACAATTGCTGTAAAGACCAATGTCTTTGCATAACTTGCGATCTGCTTTCTATCTTCTTTAAACGAGCTCTTTTCTAAAGGCTTTGATATATTAATTTCAATATCTTCTTCCTTTAATACCTTAAAAATATAATATAAAATTACTACAATGGCTGTGACTAGGAGAGGCCAGATATGGCCAATAAAGCTTGCATATGAAATATTTAATGCTGCCATTGGAACAAGCACTGTGGCCTCAAGTGGTGACCAGAAATAATAGTGGTGTGTAGACAAATAATCTATAACACCATAATTCTTTCGCTTTTCATTATTTGGAGCAATTGTGTCCAGCGCTCCTGCTGAGACAGCTACTCTTCCGCTAATTGGCAGTACGCCAGAAAGCAATGAAATTAATGCAACTACTGCTCTCTTTGATTTAACGTGACTTGCAATCCAGCCATAAACTGGAAGGAATACCTGTGTCTTCTTTGCAGTAAATGATAGCGCCATAACAGCAGCTAACAATACTAAGTAAATTTGGTTATTTGTTAATAACGACGATGTAAATTCCATTCCACCAGTCTCTTTCAGACTCTAACGTATTCAAGACTTTCTTTGAATACTTTACTTGTAATCCAGAATTACTAATTCCTTCATTGGCCCCTGTGACAACATCTGTCCAGTTGGCATCATCAAAAACAAGTATAGCATTTTCTGCTAGACATTTCGAGTACTTTTCCACAAATTTAACTACTGAATTATGATCATGTGGACCATCATAAAATACAAGATCAACGTCTACAATTTGAGATTCGTCTACCTTCATATAATCGTTCTGTAATATATTAACCTTGTTTAATCCAATATATGGAGCAATATTTTTTTCAAACTGCTCTTTGCTATTTTCAGACAATTCAATATAAGCATATGCTGGCTGTATATCCTCTTCCCATGTATCTATAAAGTATGCATCTAGGTTGTTATCTTTTAATGCCGCCGCCGAGGTTGCTCCTAGGAATGAACCAACTTCTAGATACTTAGTAGAGCCCTTGGCAAGCCCATTGAGCAACGACTTAACTCTGCTGCTTGTCAAACCCTCAATGCTAATCCCTAAGTCTTTATTTACAGACTTGACTAGCTGATCTGTTACAAGCTGCACCTTCTTGTTTAAATTATTGCCGTATTTAGCTTTAATAATCTTATCGCAATAACCGCAGTCCCAACAATCAAACTTGCAATTCTTAATCTTATTGCGCCAAATATCAATTGGTTTATCTACCATATTTGTCTCTTCAATAAAATCGCTAAAGTGCTCAAACAATATTTCTTTGCCAGCCACAAAATTATCTATGATACTCATTGTCTCTCTAAGTCTAGTAATAGACTCACGACCATGCATCTTAATAACATCAATTCCCAGATCATTTAAAAACTCATCCCAATCGGCTTTCCAGGGAGGGAAGTTAGCAGTCTTTAGCGGAACTGCTTGATCTTCGTAATCCCACTTAGCGCATGATATTCTGCTTATTGGATCTGTAAAATACTGGGGACCGTCAGTTCTTGTATTGTTAAATTGATAATGTTCGTCCATCATAATGCATCCACCAAGACAACCTTCATTGGCAAGTAGTGACAGTTTTACGCCATACTTTTCTTTTGCCTTTTTAAATCTTAATAGTTTTTCATGATCACGCATTAAATCACGATCTAAATTGATATAATCAAATCCAGCCTCTGCTAACTTTTCTATATCTCTTGGCTCGCTTACATTTCTTAATATAGTATTTTTTACAAATAGCTCTGGAAACGCCGCCTTAATTTGACCAGTTGCCATCCATGAAGTATGGGGAATGGTTGCAGAACGAATTCCAGCGTCATATACCTGAGAAAAATTTTGAATCCATAAATCTAGATTATGCTGAGATGGTCTAACTTCAATATTATTAAATACAGCAGAAGCCGTTACACCAGTAACTTCTTGAATATGAAGTGCTAGATTAATTAAATAGTCATGATCTTCTTCTCCACCAATAAAGGTGTCGCCCATTGCATCCTGAAGAAAAGGAGGAATTCTGCATGTAAAATAAAAATCGTATATGTGTGATTTATTTTTTATTAAAAAGTCTATAAATTTTTGAGTACCGTCTATGTCTAGCTTCGGATTTAATGGTACGCTGAACATGAGACTCCATTTTCTCTAAAAAGGCTTTTGCCTGTGCATAATCTTTATCATCTAAAGTATACTTAAATCTGACGGGTTTGTCAATAACCTCGCCCAATCTATTTTTTTTCAAATTGATTTTTAGGTTGTTTGAATTTAAATATTTAAAATATGATGCAGTTTCAAACATATTCATATACCCTCTGCCCATTGCTGCATCGGCATATAGCCAACCAAATGCCTCATACTCATTTAAGCAGACATGCTTGGTCTTATCTGGAACATTTTCAATATTTACAATATGCCAGTTATTCCATGCGCCTATAGGGCTCAGACTATCCCACTCTTCAGGGCTTAATTTTGTAAGAAGGCTTCCATGAATTGCCGCATACATTATTCTAGTTCCAGAGATGTATTCTTTAAGTTAATATCGTAGTGCACATTTGCTAGCTGCTTAACAATCTTAGACTGAATTTCTCCCATAGCGCCGTCTACTCTTGTAGCCCAGTCAATTGCAACATTTAAGGTTTTTACTTGATCATCTTGGTTAAGCATTGTAATTGCTTCCATATTACCAGTACCAATTTTACCAGTTGCAATCATATCTAGCGCTGCTTGTTTTCCAAGTCTATACTTCCAGTATTCTTCTTCTAGCTTTTCAACCATTTCTGTATTCTGAATAGCATCTTTTAAATCTGTTCCGTCTTCTAAGAAAGCCTCTCCAGTATCATACATATCTTGAATGGCTAAAATAAATCTTTTTCTCTCTTCATAACCTTGATGCAGTCTACGATGCAGCTTTAGTAGATCATTCTTGTTGGTTATTAAATCAAATTCTTTTAATTTCATTTGAGCTGGCGAAGTAATAGAAGCCATATCTTCATAAATAACTTCAATCACAGCTTCTTGTCTAGCTATATTCATAATTATGTTTTCTAAAGACTCTTCTCTTGCTCTGATTTCTAAAAGTAGCTGCTTATACTTTTGATAAGATGTTATTTGAGAGTCTCCGACAAAATGCTTGATCTTGAAAAAAGGCATGGCATGATCTACCTCAATAGAAAACTCAAGAAGTTCTTTTTGTTTTTCTGTTAGGTCTGTTCTATATGTCTTTAGTCTTTCTTCAATTGCTTTTTCACGTTCTTGAATAGACGTTATGTTTTCTTGCATTTTACTACTTTCTAATATTAAGGTTAGTCTCTCCAGAAACCAACGGCTGACGAACGGCCAGCAATTTGCCCGCCACCACAACAATCACCAGATGCACCAGTACCAGAAGCGGTTCCTGTTGGCCACATGCTACTTGCACCCATTGTTCCAACATCTGTTGCGTATACATACTTTCCAGAATCATTTACCTGAGTCTGAGCTGAAACGTTTCCACCAGTAGTATCTGAATATACTCCAAGTACATACCCAGCAGTTTGCCCCATAATAAAGTTTTCTTCCCCACACCACCAAACCATCTTTTGATATGTTCCTACGTTAGACTCTGTTGCATAATTCCATTTACGGAAATATCTTCCGCCTCCATATCCACCTTCATTTCCACCATATCCATAACCAACCTTAGACCATAGTCCTTTTTGCTGACCATGATTAGCTGGACCATTAGCTGGAACAGTTGACTCTGTTTCTGTGGCAAATACGAACTTCTTTCTTCCATTAGCGTCTGCATCGGCGCTTGATGTTGCTCCTTCTGCCCACCAGTATCCAAAGTTTTCTGAACCGTGTGAACCCGCACCTGTTCCTCCTTGAGGAAGAGATGTGCCTAGTCCGCCAGTAAATACTTCTGTTGTCATATTAAATTTTTGAATTGTTGAATTTCCAATATTACCATTTGCATATGCATAATTATATCCACCAGTAAGGTTTGGAGCATATATTGTAGATGCATCTCCAATTGTTGATCCGCTATTCATATTATTATTTTTTGTCATGCTAGTATCGTTACGCATATTAAAACATGATGTAGATGTAAATGCTCCTACGCCTTGAGTGCCAGTTCCTGCGGTTGAAAAAATATATGCTGTGTCTTTTGTTTGAGCACCTTTTGTATAGTTAGCTGCTTCTTGCATTAAATCGCCAAGGTTAGTTGTTATGTCAGTTGATTGATTTAATTTATTAACATTTCTCCATGCAACTCCTGCACGATAGCCACCAGCAACATATCCAGATGTAATTACCATTCTATTTAAAAATGACTTGGGTCCAGCATTACCACGGCCAAAAGTTCCTTGGCCGCTGCCTCTACTTGGTAAACCAAAAAATGGCATTCATATCTCCTTTAGTAATTTAGATTCGCTGCGCCTAATACAATCCAAGCAGAACCAGTTCTGACTAGTGTAAAGGTAAATATATCAATTTTATTTGCTGTTGCAGTTGGTGTAGGAGCAGTTCCACCAGCCCATCTTAATGTTTGAGCAACTCCACCAATTTGGAATGCGCTTGGTATAAACGATGAACCAGCTGCGCCTTGAACCTGCATAAGAGAAACGCTAAGAGTCTTATCGTTGTCTGTTGGTACATTTGTTAAGTTTAATGTGTAGTTTGCTGTTGGAGCGGTTCCATTATAGAAAACGTTAGCCGCTGTGAAATCTGCAGTCATTACATTTGAAGTAATAGAAACAGTTGAAATATCTTCACGGAGTTCCTGAACATCAAATCTACCAGTAATTCTTGCAGTTCCAGATGTTGTAAGTCCACCATTTAGTGTTGTAAGTCCATCTACTGTAAGAGTTCCTGTAATTGATTCGTTTGCACTATTTGTAAGTCCTGCAACTGTTGTATTTCCTGCTCTAAAATCTGCATATGCAAGTCCAGCTTCTGATAAATTAACAGAGTTTGTTGGCTTAGTTGTTGCGTCTTTAAATACCTTAACTATGCCATCAGAGGCATCACGTAAAAGTCCTGCAAATTTTCTACGAGCATTTACAGTTGCTGTTCCAGCATCAGATGTAGAAGTAACATTTGTGGCTGTCTTTGCATATGTGAATGTTGTTGTAGTAGGAACTGATGCAATAGAATATGTACCATTAAATGTTGCATCTAAATCTGTAATTGTTACTACATCTCCTACCAAGTATGTGTGGTCGGCATTTGTAGTAATTGTAGCTACGTTTGATGTAAGTGCTTTTGTAGTAATAGTTGCTACTACTGGAGAAATTGTTGTTGCGTATTCTCCTACAACACCAAGGTCAAATGTATCTGCTGTATTTCCTGTTCCAGCATAAATAATTGGGCTTTGAACTTCAAGGGCTTCTGCTACTGTAGATCCTCCGCCGAATGTTAGGTTACCAACAATAGCAACGTCGCCAGCGATGTTCATATCACCAGTTACGCCCACTCCACCTACCACAGTAAGTGCACCTGTTGATGCAGATGTTGAAGGGGTATCAATTTCAATGTGAACATTTACGTCTGGAGTAATCTCCATTTGAGTTGTTCCGCTTGCAAAACCTCCTGCAGCAAAGATAAGTTTGTTTTCTGTTCCTTTATCTCCAGTTGCAAAAACTAGGTTTCCAGCTCCCGTTGTTCCAACTGTTGCTGTTCCAGATGTTGATGCAGAAGCAGAGTTTGACGCTGTCTTTGCATATGTAAATGTAGTATCTGTAGGAGCGCTTGATATTACGTATGATCCGTTAAATACTGAATCAATTCCAGTAATAGAAACTGTCTGTCCAGCACTAAATCCATGTGCAGCAGATGTTGTTAAAGTTATAATATTATCTGTCAATGCTTTGTTTGTAACTGTTGCTGTTAAAACTTCTGGGGCTTCCATGAAAATATAACCATCGTTTGGTCCAGTAATTCCAAATTCTTCTTGCTGGAATCCTGATCCAGTAATACCCATATCAATCCAACCAGATGAGTCTGTACCGTTATTTGAATAAGCTAAAATATCTGTTGATGCTGTTCCTGACATATTATGAATAGCAAGTTGACCATATGGATCAGATCCAGAATCTACTACCATTACAAGCTGTGCTGCTGTTAGTGCGGCATTGTCGTGGAAGTCAGAACCTTCTGCTCCAACATAAACTTTATCTTCTAAAAATGTTTCTCCAACTACTGTAACTGAATTTAAACTTGGAGTATCTGACCAAGAAACATCTGTCCCATCTGTTTGAAGAACTGCAAGGTTGTGGTTTGTTTGATCTGGATATGCTCCGTCTACAAGCTTTGACCAATATGCAGTATTAGCAGAATAGCTTGGAGTATTTCCAATTGTATCTGCTAGTGCAATAAATGCTGATCCGCCATAGTGAACAATGTCGTCTTTTTGATATTGTGTTGAACCTGAATAAGTTCCTTCGTATTGAACTCCTGAACCAATTTTTGTCCAGTATGTTGCATTTGGTGGAGTGTTACCAGTTGAATTAAGAATACACTGATACATATTTCCGCCGTGAGTTACCGCCTCACCAATTTTATAAGCTGTTCCTGAAGAATACACACCAGCAAAGTCAATACCTGAAACCATGAGTTTCCAGTATGTTGCGTTAGTTGGGAGATTACCAGTTGTTGCTAGAGCGTGTGTGTATGCGTATACGTTACCACCATACTTTACGATATCATTTAATTCGTATTCTTGTGCAGAACTCCATGTTCCTGCAAAGTAGAATCTAAGCTTGCCTAAATCTATTAGTTGTGTCATTATAGTATCTCCATCAATATATGTGTTTTTTCGGATGTGCTCCACTCAAATTGTAGCGTATTTTTAGTCCAAATCCAAGTCCTGAATTGGTTGTCTCTGACAACGTCATCTGCTGGGATATTTACTTCTGAGCCATCGTTTATTACGCTTACTGTTAGCCGCCCCGTATCTTTATCTACAGTAAAACCATAGAATGAGGTGGAGGCAAAACTAAAATCTTTAATTTCATATGTCATTAGAAACCGTCCAGGGTTGAGACAATAACATCAAAGGCTGAGGCTAGGTTAGCCTGGACCCTGAGAGAGTCTCCAGAAACCAATACAATTTTATTACCTATAATTGCTTCAGCATTAGTATTGCCATTAATTTGCTTATCTTTAAATATATAATATGTGTTTCCGCCATTTACGACATAAAGGGAAATTGATGCAGATGAGCCAGTTTTGTTTGTTAGGTTACACCCAGTAATTAGGGTAGCTGTAGTAATAGACTTTAGGGTAACCTCTGAAGTTCCTACTGAAGCTGCTTTTGCATTTCCGAAATTTGCCATATTGCTATTATACTATACCTTCTATGCAAGTCCTAGGATTAGGGCTTCTAGAGCGGCATACTCCAATCCTGTTACGGTTGTATCATCTATGCCTGAGAGCATAAATGAAATATCTCCTGTTGATGCCCGCACATAAACCTTATCGCCATTTACAACTGGGAATCTAAATGTTTCAAGGGAATCGTTGCCTGCCACCGCCGAATTATATGAAATAAAAACGTGGTTTTCAGAAACTGCATCTTGATCTAGTGGAACAACCCAAACTTGAATTGTGGCGGGATCAGAAGATTTATTAGTAGCAATAACAGATGTTAAAATAGTACGTGATCCAGTATATAGAAGTATATCTGTATTTGAAGAAGGATTGCTAGTTGCTAGTCTTGAGATAGCCACTTAAAATCCCCATTTATTAGACAAATAATTTTCTACTTGCTGCATTTGAGCAAAGGTCATTGATTTTTTGTATACAATAATTTCTGAAACTGTACCTTGTGTAAATAAAGAGCTATTTCCACGAGACATAAAATACATTTTATCTGATGTAGTAGACCATCCAGGGTTATTTGCCTCTCCATTTGAAGAGGTTGATTGCGTTACTTTGTCTCTTCTAACAATATGTCCTGCGTTGGTACCTTCATACCTATAAGTTATAAGCTTACAGCCTGCCGCCCATTGCCCTGAGTTATTTGCCACTTGATACGAAGAGGTCACAGATGGTCCGTTATACATATAGCTGTTGCCAGTAACAGTATAAACATAAAAAGAAGTTCCAGCCCCTCTATTTCCATCTGGGCTATGCTCTATAAATAAACCTCCAGAAGCAGTAATGTTAGTGACCATAAAAATATTTAATGATTGTGCGTCTGCATATGTTGCATTTATATCTGTAGAAATTGCTTGACTAGATCCATTAAATGATACTGCTGGTCTAGAGTTCCATCCAGTTGCACTGTATTGAGGATTTCCTACAGTGCTTGCATTAAATCCATTTCCAGTTAAATCAATAAGCTTTGATACTGTGTTTCCACTTCGAACTACCCCATTTGGATCAGAAACATCATATCTCATATAAGCATCTGTTAATATATAAAATGGGCTAAGTCCAGAACTGTTTAATCCAAATGCTTTTGCTGAACCAGAACCTATAGTTTCTAATAGTGGCATTTAGCCCTCCTTATGCAAATTTAACTTGGGCTGCTAATACTGTATATGTAGCCGATGCTGTTTTAATAATTGTAAATGTATATGAATCTACAGAAGAAGCATTTCCTGCAGATGGCGCTGTTCCGCCCTGCCACTTTGGAGTAACTGTAACTCCATCAACTTGAAATGCTCCAGGGGAGGCCGCTGGCTTGTATGCAGTAGATCCATTTGTAACCAATACTGCAATTGTTGCTGATTCACCAATTCCTAAAACTGAGTTTAATGTAGTTGCTCCATCCCACCTAACATTAAATGTAAAATCTGCTGCAGCATTCCCAGTAAAATAATGAACTGCAGAATTTCCTAAATCAATATTCATTACACCAGTTGCTTGAGTTGCAGATACGAATGATTTTTCAAATGCTGATGTTAAAACTGGTCTTGTTATAACTCCGCCAGTTTTAGTTGCATATGTTGATGTTGCTGTGCTTGAATCAAGCTTCGCATCTATTTGTGTTTGAACATTTGAAGTAACTGTTGAAAGATATTGCAACTCTGTTGCAGATACATCGCCAATTGCTGTTGTTGACGGAAGAGTTACTGTTCCAAGTAGTGTAGCATCTGTAATTGGAGCATATGTTGATGCTGCTGTAGATGATGATAATTTAGAGTTAATCTGAGTTTGAATTGAAGATGATACACCGTTTAAATATTGAATTTCTGTATTAGAAACATCTCCAATTGTTGCTGAGGCTGCCTCAATTGCATCTACTTTAATGTCTGCATATGCTAATCCGCTTTCTGCAAAGTTAACTGTTGTCAAAGGCTTTGTGGTAGCGTTTTCAAAAAATTTCATTACGCCGTCTGAAGCGTCACGTACAACACCAGAATATCTAGTGTTTCCGCCTGTTACATATTTACCAACAAGTCCCATATCAATTGCATCTGCTGAGTTAGAAGATCCAACATAAACCATTGGGTCAACAACTGAAAGGTTTGCTGACTCTACAGTTGTTCCTGCGCCGCCAAATGAAATCTCCCCCTGAATATTAACGTCTCCAACAATTCCAACTCCGCCTGCTACTGTAAGTGCACCTGTTGTTGGTGATGTGGAAGGAGTTGCAATTTCAATATGAATGTTCTGATCTGGTGTGATAGTCATCTGTGAATTATCTGATGAAAGTCCGCCAGCAGCAAATATAATTTTATTCTGTGTGCCTGTATCACCAGTTGCAAAGATTAAGTTCCCTTGATCTGTTGTTCCTGCATCTGCTCCAACCATAAAGATATATCCGTCGCCTTTTCCAGTGATTGTAAAATCTGGATCGGCAAAGTTAGAAGATGTGATGCCCATGTCAATGTAGCCAGAGCCATCATTTCCATTATTTGAATAAAGAATCATATCTGTAGAAGCTGCTGCTCCTGCATTTACGTTTCTAAAAGCTATTTGTGAATAGTCTGCAAAATTTGACTGAATTACCATTGTAGGATTTGTCAGCGCTGCTGTTGAAGCAAAAGATTCTGCATTAGCACCTAGGTAGATGTTATCTACTACTGTAATGTTTGATACGCCGTCTGGAGCAACTACCGTGCCAAGTGCCTGCAACGCCTTAGCAACATAGACGAGGTCCTGTGCAGAATAGGCGGAAGCTGCGAGGGAGCTTGATATCTCCGACTTAATCGCTTCTACTTGTGTACTTAAATTTGAATAGTTTGGCATTTTGTCTCCTAAAGTATTATAGCATTCATGGGCTTTTAATCAAATATCCCTAGGCCTAGCTCAATTGAGATAAGGCGGGTATTTAGGGAATTCGTTGTTGTTAAAGGGGTATTTAGGGAATTCGTTGTTGTTAAAGTTGCTAGCTGAGATGTATCTGTAATTCCGTGTACATTTGTAGTATCAGTTAAATGATCATCTATAGAAGCAGATGAGTCATATATACCATTGAGGGAAAATGATAGGCTTGAAGAATTTCCTCTTACCCATACTGAGTCCCCGTCCGAAATTGCAAATCTATGGGTTTCAATAGAGTTGGCTGCGGGTACTGCAACATCATAAACTATGTATCCATATTGTGAGGCTAATGTGGCTCCACTTGGAACCACCCAGACTCTACCTGTTTTTTCAACAGAATCTTTGTTTGTAATAATTACTGAGCACAGGTAGGTGGCATTTGTTGCCGTAAATACCTGAGCATCTGTATTTAATGTGGGGTTAGATATACCTAATCGTCTAATTGCCATATTACGCTCCTAGCCACCAAGAATTTGTTAGACTGCCGCCTGTTCCAGATCCGCTGCCCCCACCTGAGCTTTCTAAAACAATTCTATTGTTTGAGTCGTCATATGTTGCTGTAACGTTTGTATGAAATGCATGAGCAAATAAAGGGGCAATAAAATCTTGAGCAACTTCAGCAGTTAATGCTTCTGCTACAAATGAAAGCCTGCCAGTTGTATCATCGTATGTAACAGAGATACCCTGATGTGTTGCGGAAGTAATCATCAAAGAAGCTGTGTCTTGAATACGCTCATCTATATTCAATTGAGTATTTGGTATAAATCCGTCTGGACCTAGGGAAGCTACTCCATCAGCAACTCCTATATCTCCAACTGGAATATATCCATTAATTGGGTCTCCAATAGAATTAGATAAAGAAGCTACGGCTGTATCGGTGTAGCTATTTGCTGTGGATATTGCATTTGTAATTGCTGTAGATACCGTTGTGGCAAAGTTTGCGTCGTCATTAATTGCCGCTGCAATCTCGTTAAGTGTATTTAAAAGAGCAGGAGAAGAATCTATAAGATTTGATATTGCAGTTGTTACGTAAGATTGAGTAGCAATAGAACTTGTGTCTACTGCTATTGTTATTGTTTGAGAGAAATTATAAAGTGTCCATGAAGCATTTGGAGCTCCGCCTGGCTCTGGTGGATATCCTGGATTTCCTGGATTTCCTGATCTAATAAAATAAGATCCAACAATTCCGTAAGGGCTTCCTACTGGAATACTAACTACATCGTTTAATGCGTATGAGTATCCATTATTATAGTCCCCAAGGTAGTTGGGTGGGTTTTCATTATAAGTTTTTGTTATTCCAGTGCCAGCAGTTAATGCAGTAGCAATTGCATCAACAACTTCTTCATTATCATATGTTGCAACAAGGTTTAATCTTGGAGGGGTAGCCTCGTCTGAATAAGATACTGTTATATTTGTATGAGAACCATTTGTTATAAGGGCAGCAGCAATATCCTGAATTCCTTCTGCGTCTAACGCAGCAGTTTCAAGGCTCTTAACTCTATAGTCTAGGGATGTGGTTACGGCAGAATTATTTACGCCGACTTTGGCCTGTAAGGCTTCAATAGCATCATTAGCATTTGTATGCTGAGCAGAATGCGAAACTACCGCAACCGAGTCCGTAGGTTGCGGATTAATTAGAGAATCTAAATTCTCTGGAAAATTTGTTGCCATTTACGTATACCTCTCCCCTAATTATACCTCAATATCTATTAGGTCCTACCACTTATTTAATGGGCAGGTGGCATGCTTAAGTTTTGTTTTCAAGGACATAATACAGCCACACTGCTTACACTGCTTTGTTAAATCTATTAGTTCTGGACAAGCTTTGCAAATGTCGTATCTTGCATTTGCCTCTGTTTCTTCAGAATATTCAGTATTTGGATTAAGAAGGTCCCAAGGCCTTGTATCCCCAAGTTTTTCTTTGTACTGCTGCCATTTACTTTTTTCTGTCATTCGTATACTCCTGGAACTATAAACTGACCATTCTGATATAGCCATCCCGCTTCTGCCAATTCCGCATGCCTTTGAATTTCTTTATTTACATATACCAATTCAGGATTAGACAAAAGACCCGCTTGAGTCATTTCATTACAAAAAACTTGTTCCGTCGATCCCTCAAAGACAAATGAAACACAAAATAGTCCTTCGGATTGCTGACATTCAGAAAAATCTGTTGCATTAATAAGTTTATTAGCAATTTCTTCCTTAACTCCAAGAAAGAAAGCAACTTCTTTATCAATTATTACAGCTATCTGTTTTGCGGATTCTCCAAGTTCAACTTTAGTTTGTTTTACTCCTGGGATAAACCAGTCTTCTTCTTGTAAATTAATCATAATATATTATACCTCGAATAAAGAAGATTGTAAATACTATACATAGCATATCGTTCTTGAGCCGTCTGAGTTAAAGCTAGCAGCACATTCTCCAACTGAGTAGCAAGTGTAGTAGTTTGCGCTTGCTGAGTTTGTTACGTCATAGCTCTTGCATTGCCATTTTTGTGTTTTATTTACATTAGGGCAGCATGACCCAGAAGTAGTTCCACCTAAAGCTCCTGTGCGCTGTGCTCCAGATGGACAGCATTGTGGAGAGTAATAATAAGATCCATAGTCTGAATAATTACATACACATGTTTCTGGAGGAGAAGAAGCTCCGACACAAGTGCCGTTACAATCATATGTTCCAGTATTATTATATCCGCATGGCAATCCCTGTAAACCAGAACATGCTGGGGTACATGAGGTTCCAGATGCTCCACCAGATCCACCACAAGAGCTTACATTTCTTGCTATACACTCACCGAATCCAGTAAAGACAGCGCTAGCGCATCCTGAAGTAGTAGTATTTCCTAAATTGCTTGTTTTTCTATACCCAGTATAATTTCCAACGTATGAGTCTTCTCCGTTACATGTTGCCTGAGTAAATGTATAAGCTTCACAATTTCCATAAACCTCTTGCACTGTACATGACCTAGTTACTGCATAGCTACCGCTTTCAAAATATGAGTTTCCGCAGTTGTCTGTTCTGCTTCTAGATGTTGCTGTTCCAGACTCTGTTCCAGATGGGCAAGAACCACTCCATGTTATTCCGCTGTAGCTCCAAGCCGAATATGAACTAATTGTACATGGGGAAGGAACTCCGCATAAACCAGCTATTTGATTACTACTTGTAACAGATCTGGCATCTGTGGTTCCACATCCAGATGTAGTATAAGAAGACCCATCCCAGATTCCATCAGAAAATATTTTTTTTCTAGTATTGTATCTATAGTCCGTATACTCTTGATAAAACGTTCCAGAACATTGTGTTCCGCTACCTAAATTTTGTATTGGGCTCCCATATGCTTCACATGAACCATATGTTATTACTGGTGGAGCGACATAGTTATAATAAACAAAAGATACTGTAGATCCCAATAATACTGTATCTCCTGCAGAAACAGACTGAGATGCAACATATAAATTTAATCCTGAATCTGATGTATTTTGTGAAGAATCAGAATAAAAAAGTCCACGAGAAACTAAATCATTTTGTGCTTGAGATCTTGATCTAGAAGAAAGATTAGGAACTGTAGATTTTCTTTTAGATGTTTTAGCAAATCTTCTTGATGAAATCATAATATATCACTATCTAACATATACATATATAGCTCCTGGTTGTCCGCTTCCACCTGATCCGCCTGATGTTGCTGTTCCTCCACCTGTTCCAGAATCTCTTGATAAAGCTCCGCCGCCTCCGCCGCCTCCGCCTGCGCCACGAGAAGATGCAGATGTTCCAGTGCTACCGCTAGAAGTACCTCCGCCAGAGCCAGGTTGAGCACCTGATCCACCATTACCTCCAGTTCCTCCTCCAGAGCCAGATCCTCCTTGTCCTCCAGATGCAGGACCATTTGTACTACCAACTGCGCCACCTCCGCCTCCTCCGCCTGAACCTCCAAGTGCTATGCTTCCAACTCCTGGAGCAGAAGAAGTTAATGTTGCTCCAGCAGAACCGCTACTTCCAGATTGACCAGATGAAGGAGTTCCAAAATTATAGCTATACGAACCTCCTGATCCGCCTGCACCACCAGATGGTCCGCTAGAACTTGATTCAAGTCCTATGGTTGAAGAAAATCCGCCGCCTCCAGAAGATGTTCCAGAGTTTGCTGTTGCAAGTGATCCAAAGCTTGTTGACTGTCCTGAAGATCCTATAGTTACAGTAAATGATTGACCAGGAGTAACGTTATAATTTTTAAAAATAAATCCGCCACCACCGCCTCCGCCTCGACCACCTGTAGCACCGCTACCCCCATCAGAGTTTGATCCAGTCGCTCCTGTTCCTCCTGCTCCCATACCCTTTACAGCTATTTGAGTAACTCCAGCGGGAACAATAAAAGTTCCAGAAGATAAAAATGATTGTGAAAGAGAATAAGATTGTTGCTGAATAAAAGTTGGAGAAGAATTAACACTAGAAGAACCAAGTGTTCCAAATGCTGATGCTGCAACAATATTAAATGTATAAGTTGTACCTGGAGTTAATCCACCAATTGTTATCGGACTTGAGCCATATCCAGAAGATATTCCAGATGTGCTAGCCTGGTAAAATAAAGAATTTTTTCCTTTAAAAGTATGAGTAAATGAAATAGATGCTGATGTTCCGTCTACGCTAGGGGTTATGGAGTTTATTGTAATTGGTCCCACATAGGAACCTGCAGAGCTCCTAGCGCCAAGTCTCCTTAGCATTTAAGCGCTCAAATCGCCAAGCACAACCCATGAATTTAAGGCTCGTTTTATTAATGTTGCACTACTCCATTGAGTACGCAATTTCAAACCAGGTGTTGCGTTTGGAGTAAATCCATTTCCAGCAATAGTTACTTGCGAAGAAGTTGTTTGAAGAACATCTACTGTAAATCCTGCTGGGAAAGAAGCAGAGTCTGTAATTGTTAATGTTCCTCCGCCAGACATTTCTATCATTTTGCCAAGATCTGAAGTTAGTACGGTATAGCCAGCTGCTTGCGGATTTGTAGAAACATATAAATCTGATTGAGACAATGCACGGTACCAAGATCCTCCATGAGCAAAATACATTGCTCCTTCTCCGTGAACGTGTGCCCATCTTCCATGATTATCTCCTGCAGAAGGAAGATCTGCAACTGCAGTATAAACTGGAATAGTTATTGATGCATATGTAAATGCAGAAGAGTCCAGCTTTGCACTTAAGGCTGTTTGTGTTGCATATGTTGAAGAAGCGTTTGATTGAGTTAAGTAAGTACTTGAAGCGGTAGAAGAATCTAGCTTATTTCCTAAAGCTGTTGTAATTGTAGCGGCATATGAAGCATCATCATTTATTGCTGCTGCTAATTCGTTTAAAGTGTTTAAAGCCTCTGGAGCACTATCAATTAAATTACCTAATTCAGTAAGTGGAATCTTGCCATTTGAATCTAGAGAAGCAACTCCGTCTGCAACCCCAATATCTCCAATTGAAACATATCCGCTTGTTGGATCGGTTAGTGTATTAGAAAGAGATGATTGAGTTATAACATCTGGACCTGTAGAAAAATTTAATTTACCAGTTGTGTCATCATATTCAACAACTATATTAGTTTCAGTATTTCCGTCAACCATTCCGCCAACAATATCTTGAACCGCTTCTGTATCAAGTGCTGAATCTATAAAGCTAAGTGCTGACCATAGAGATACTCCATCTCCCACTTTAAATCTTTTTAAAGTGGTATCAAACCCTAACTCTGCTACTTTCAAAACATATGTTGATGAAGCCCATTGAGTTGTAGTTCCTCTTCTATGCCTGATAATTGTCGTCATGGTGTTCCTCCGTCTAATGTTAATGAATCTGTAGCCTCAAATGTGCTTCCGCCATCAACTTCTATAGCAGAAACCGTTGTTTCTTCGACAGTAAAAATTGCTCCATCATAGGTATGTGTATGGACTAAAAGTTGATCGCTAGCATCTGAGGAAAAAGGTTGCCAAGATGATCCGTTATAAAACTTTAACTGATTATCTGTCGTATTATAATAAATATCTCCAGAACGACCAGATACTGGATCACTAGGAAGCTCTACTGCGTGTAGGGGTACTAATCTTTTTACAGACATTTATTTACCCCTTAACCTACGACTACTACCTTGTATGCTCCCGCAGCTGGTGCAGCTGTGAATCCAATTGTAACTTGGCTTGTAGAGTTTCTTGTAACATCTGTTTCTACTGTGTCATATGTTGCAGCATCATAAACCTGTACGCTAACTTCACGAGTTCCAAGGTTGTGGGTGACTGCATATGTTAGAGCTGTGCCATCTCCTACTACAGTTACATATTTACGAGCTATGTCATGATAGCTTCCGCCAACTAAACCGACTTGCCATCTATCTGCATCTTCTTCCCATAGAAGTTCAGCATCTGCTTCAATTCCACGGTGTACTACAATTCCAGCATCTAGAGAAGGTGAATTCTCTTCAGGCATATCAGAGTTAAGATTAATCTTATTGTCTGAGATATTTACCTGAGTAGAGTTAACTGTGTTGATAACACCAGTTACGTTTAGATCTCCACCAACGTTCAAGTTATTTGTAATTGTTACATCTGATGGAAGACCAATTGTTACCGCTGAATTTTCTGATCCAGAACCAGTAACTTCAATCTCATTTGTTGTTCCAGCAATTGTGGCAATGTAATTACCTGTTGTTTGTGTTCCAAGGTTTACATTTTTAATTGTTACTGCGCCAGTTGTTACTGTAAAGTCTGCGTCTGCAAAAGAAGCAATACCCTTATTAGATGTACTTGCATCTTCTCCAGCAATTGTAATTGTGTTGTTTGTTACCGCAACATCGATACCTTCTCCACCAGATACTGTTAATGTATCGGTAAGAAGATTTACTGTATCTGTTCCAGTATCGCCAGCGATTGAAAGATTTGTTGCTACATCAGCTTCACCTGCTGCAGTTAAACGACCTTGAGCATCTACTGTAAATGTAGGAATCTTGGTTGTTGATCCATAATTGCCAGCTGTTACTGCTGTATTATCTAAATCTAATGTTGTGACTCCTGTTGAATCAACATATGTTTTTGTAAGTCCAACTCCGCCTTCAATATACTCACCGATTGCATCTGTAATTACTTCTAGTGAAGCATTCATTGCTACCCATGGACCATTTGGTGCTGTTAGTCCATTGTAGTAGTACATCGTTTTGTTAGATGTGTCAAAGTAAATCTGACCGTTGACTGCTCCAGATGGGGCTGAAGACAATCCTTGAATTCGAGCATTCTGAAGTTCATTCTTGTTCAGATTGATATCAGTTACGAATAATCTTGCCATTTGCTATATCTCCCTTAAGACAGGTATGCTGTCCCGCCGAATGGTTGAGCCATTGTCAGCGTAATTTTGTTAATACTAT